CGCGTTGTCAGGTTTGTGGCAGAAATGGAGTCTGTGGTCGAGGACGCCACTCTGCCCGTGCCCATGAGCCGACCATCTAGCTTTTGTCCGGATTCAGATGGTGCTGATGATGGCAGGGGCGCTGGTGTGTTGGACGATGAACCGCTGGCGCGTGAGACCGCCGGTGATGAGCCCGTTATTCAGGACGCGCCTTCAGTGACACGTGGTCCGAAAGGTGAGTATGATACCTGTGGCTTTGGTTCGTTGATTTTTGGGTACGAATCTGATCCGACGAAGTGGAAGGACCTGGTCTTGGACGAAACCACTCGTGCGGAGGTCATTGAGTTCGCGGAACTACATCCAAAAGACCAGGCACTTGTCATAGCTGAGCAAGTGAAACAGGGGATCCTTAAGGCAGAGGCATCTTCTCCGGGCATACTGGACGCCGCCATTGTCGATGGGACGGTGGCACCACAGGCTATCCAGCTGCTGGCTTCAGATCCAGCCCAACCGGTGTATGCGGCGGCGGCGTGTCAGGCTAATTTGCTGCATGCCGTCCATTCAAGGCATCTCCCCCAGAGGGAGCCGGTCAAGCAGGCGTATCTGGATATCATTGATGCCGTATTCCCTATTGTTGAAGCTTTCATCAAGAAGGAGGCCAAGGATATTTTGCCGCAGAAGGCCCGAGAGATGAAGATGGATTTTTGCAAGGGCTTGAGCAAGAAGTGGGATGAGCTCAGGAAGAGTAAGCGCTTCATTGAGGCGCTATTGTACTCTGCCCCAAGGTATGTGGCCAGGAGTGGAAAAACCGGCCTCCCAAAGACTGCCTCTATCAAGAAAAACGAGGCGTTGACCAAGATGAAACCGCGGGGCATCTTGTCCGGCGGTGACATAGGCACGGTCATACATATGGCCGACGCTGGTCTCCTCGAGCACGTGTTGTTTGCTATACCCTTCTTTGAGAAGCGGTCAGTTAAGCATGCCACGCCGGGGGAGCTTGCGGCCCGCATGGCGGACCGCGTTAGCTTGATGATCAGCGGCAGGAAGTTCTTTCGGTTGAATACCGACTTCGGCGCTTTTGATTCGTCAGTGCGCTGGGAGATCCGCAAGCGGATAGAGAACAAACTGTGCACTTGGGCATCGGGAGAGCTCAACAGCGTGATGGGCAGGGCTGCGGCGAAGGACAGGAACGCCCAGCAACACACAGCGAGAGGATACGGGTGCAAAATCACCTCAAAGAATTGGTGCCGAATGTCAGGGGACAGGGGCACGTCTGTGTGTAATTATATAACCAACTGGGTCATCACTTTGTGCGCTATGGTTGCCACATTGGTTGATGAATGCGGTTGGGCCCTAGAGCGCGCGTTGGAGCAGGTGAACGCCGTCCTGGAGGAGAGTGCAGAGCGGCTGCTGGACCTTATGGCTGAGGGTGATGACGGGTCACAGTACCTGTCTGAGGCCTTCATCAAGATGGTGGGGGAGGATAGGTTTGTCCAGGTGTGGATTGACGCGTATGCCAAGTTCGGATTCGTGCTTGAGCCTCAAACTGTGCGGGGGAGGGAGTCCACCGCTGAGGCTTTGGTCGAAGTCTGGGGGCGCAACGAGTTTGTGTCCAGGCTATTCGTTCCGTACCGTGTTCTCGCCCCGCAACGAGGTCCAACGGGCAGCGCTGCCACCGCTGTTGGAAGCGTGGTGCGCTGCCGGGTCTTTAACAAGCCCCGCAAGGTGCTTGATTCTCTGTCGATATCATTCAACGTCATCAGGGCAAAGATGGCAACGAGTGAAGGGCGCAGAGACAACGCGCTCATTGCGTTGCAGGAGAAGGCGCTTTCCGCAATGTCTTCATCCGTGGATTGCCCGCCCTTGTACGGCTTGTGTAAACGGGCATATGACTTCGCACTTGTGGCTAAGAGGCGGCATCTTAGCAGTGTGGAGGGCATCGGGTACAAGGCCCACGAGTTGCAGGAGACTTATGGCGATTTGGACGGTGAAGGGTTTTACCGCGCCATTGAGCGGAAAAGAGAGAGACTCAGCTATGACAAGGAGGGAGATAGGCAGGCCACAAAAGCCTTTCTCAGTGAGATCATCGGTTCATGTCCGCGTGGGGGCATTGACGCCGCGACGGTGATCAAGTTCGTCGACGAGGTGGGCATCTCGAGCGATGACAGCTTCCTGGCCGCGTGGGCGAGGATGCGGATGGTGATTTAGGTGGGTCTGTGGGGCTATGTAGCCTGGTAACCCTGGCAAGTGTCGTAAGATAGCATTTGCCAGCGGGTCCCGCCACCATTTTTCCGTTGTTAGTTAATGTAATTTTCACCCAATTGAGAGACGTAGGAGACGCCACATGGATCCGGGCCCATGTGGACAACCCGCTGTAAGTGTGCTCATGGTTTACCGCACCCCTAGGACCTATTTGGGGGGTGTCCGCCCGTTGCGAGACCGGGAGGGTGAGAGGAGCTTCTGACGAGCTGACCTTGGGGGTAGCGCCCCACACTCAGCGAAAGCTACCGCGATGGTCCAGGGTGGGTGGATCAGGCACGCGCGTTTGGGAGCCGGCATGGAGTAGGTAAAACTTCTTGCCCTTAGGTAACACGTGAATTAACACGGCGCGTCGTTTGCAGGTTTGGCCTTTGTTTAGCCTGCAACCGGGGTGTGGTTCCCAGAAATGACTACGGATGTACGCCGCATAACCCTGCCTCCGATACAACCGGGAGGTGCCATTAGCGGATGGCTGGCCGACACTGGGCTAGGGAAGGGGGGGATGCCTGTAACCCCTAAACATGGAGATAGTGGAGTGCTTCTGTTGCTCTCAGGATGGTGTTGGCACGTTGTGTTGAGGCGATGTCGTCCTCCGTGCTTGGGAAACCCTCACCATCTTATCTCCGGCTGTGTAAATGACTCACGACGATTTTGCTCAAGAACTTTCGTGAGGCGTCTCTCTCTTGGACCCGGGGTACGGCCACGCCCTGGGCTTCTGGTTGTCACGCTGCAGTTAACGCTAGGGAAGACATTGTGTTTTTGTTGCTCATCATTACGCGCTTGTGGACTCAGTTATGTCTTCGGCGAAGCAAGCTCCCGCGCAGAAGAAGGGCCGTGCGGCAATGGGCAGGGGCCCAGGGAAAGCTCCCAAGGGCGCCAAACGCCGCGCAGCCACCGCGTTGATGGGGAAGAAGGTTGTGGAGGC